CTGGCTACCACTTCTCGGCCACCTTTGATCACCTCGCCCATCTCTCTGGGCACATGGAATGCAGTTTCCATAAAGCCTGGAAAGCTAGCATTAACTTGGTCAGCGATTGAGTCATACAGTTGTATAGCCATTTCTTTAGACCAGGTCATGCGTCCTTCTTCGACTTCCTTCTTCAACACTGGCCACGCAGAAAAATAACAAGAGTCTGTGTCACCGTAGATAATAGTTTCACCCACATGATCATACTTGCCTGTAATGCATTCATTTACATACGCATCCATATGTTTAGCGATCGCACGTCCAGTAAGAGTTGTGGACTGACCAATACGCTTATCAAAGAAACGGCAACCAGGGTTAAGAATAGCACCATAGAGACTGTTGAGGTTAATCTTTTTAACAAGCTGACGCTTATCCCAGTATTCTTCATCTTCTGCATTTTTTGCCTCCTTTAACCGGGCCTGCATGTCTTTACGTTCGGCATACCAACGTTTTAATAGTCCAGGGATCACACCTTCGCGTTCATAGGTAAAGATAGTACCGTTGGCACTGAGCATCCAGGGCTGGTTGCTGTCAAAAATCATGTGCCATACTTCTGCGGCACTGTGGACCGACTCTTCACCACTATGCCAGTCAATTGTAATCTCTGTGCCTTTTTCTAAATTTAATACCGCAGTATATTCTAAACTGGCAAACAGGCCTTCCCATGCGGCGGCAAAGCTGGAGCCAGAGTTTGTCTTATCGCGGATGTAGCGATTGGTCATGGTAGGGCGCAGTTGTCCTACAATGGTCTCTGGACCCATGTTTAGCGCACGAATGGCACTAGGATATAGTGAGTTAATGTCAATTGACCCGATGTATTCGTGTATGCCTTTTTTAGGATACGCAACATAAGCACCTGCGGCCTGGGTATCCTCATCTGAGTAGCGTTCTTTACGATTAGGCACAACCATGCCACGTTCGTGTGCTTCGTTGATAATGGCCTGTTCAGTCACAGCCACAGCACCCATTGTGGTCTGTAGTAGCACAGTATTTTCATGTGCCAGTGTGTTGGCAAGATCTAGGAATTTTAATTTTTGATCCAGCTTGGCAAGAATCATTGTGTCTTGTCTGTTGTACTCAATAAACGTTTTGAAGTTTTGATTGTACAGTTGATCCAGGGTTCCTTCGAACACAGTCTTGCTTTCGCCTAGTTCATATTCAGCAATGGCATCCAGGCTATAACTATGACGTTCTTCGTATGTGTACTTGCGATACAGTTGCATATAGTCCATATGCACACGGCCGATCAAGTCATAGGTTTCGTTCTCTGCACCAAAGCGTTCAAAGGTACGTTTCTTGGGATATTGATTCCACAAGCAGAATCTGCGAGTGTCATCTTTGCTGAGTACACGAGTCACACGATTAACGGTATAGGGAATATCGAAGCCTTCACTGTTCCAACCTGATAAGGCATCGGCATCTTCAATAAGATCCAAGAAAGTGTTGAGTAGGTCTTCTTCACGCTCAAACACAATGGTATTTTCAAAATCACCAGCAATCTCTTGTGCAGTAGTCTGACTCATGTGTTTGGGTGGAATTACTAGAGTGACCATTTGTTCAAGCCACTGTAGGTATACTGATATGGCAGTGATGGCATTGAATGGATCTGCTGGAGGACTGAATCCACGTTCGGGGTCGAAGTCGACCTCAATGTCAAAAAACGCTACGTTTAGTCGAGGACCGTCTTGCCCTTTGTAGTTTTCTTCTAGACAACGAAAGATGGGGTTAATATCTGATTCATACAGTTGTTTGTTTGACTGTATGCGAACTTCCTTGCGAAATTCTTTGCTGTTTCTAGTACTGAATCTGCTGACAGGTGTTCCATAGATACTTTGGAACTTACCACGAGGATCGTCATAATATAACACATAGTTGGCTGGATACTCTTGATAGCATCTCTTGCCGTTGCGTCTTTCAACTATGTGTATGCGATCGTGTTCACGATCAAACAGTGCATCTATATAACTCAAATTTTTCTCCGTTTATGGCCGGTCAGCCATGATTCATGCGCCTTACGGGCGCGACTCGCTGTTGTTAAAACAGTACTTATAGTGTTTTGCCGACAGTGACTAAAATTTGCTCAAGCAATTCATGATCTTGTTGCTCACGTCCAAATTCACTCTTGTGTGCTAGCTTGATAGCTTTCTTAAGAATGTTTGGTTTGATATCCAATTCTTCGGCTACAGCTTTGATGGTATCATTGAGTCCACCTGTGAGTGTTTCAATTTCCATAGTGACCTGCATGCCTTCGTTGATGATTTGGGTAAGTTTGTTAACTTGGTCTGCTGAAAATACGCGATCTGACATTTAATTCTCCTGAGTAAGTTTTACTATTGTACACGATCATTTGCAGAAAAGCAATAGTTTTGAATACTATTTTACCGCTTTACCCCAATCAATTCGATTCCATGCTCGTTCGTGGAAGAAATATAATATGCTGTTTACAACTAGTGCAAAACTAACCACCCCTAATCCTACTACCCATGAGCCCGAGGCTAAGTATCCACCGACAAAATTAGTAATAGTTACTAAAATTCTCCAGGTTACAACCTTGCCCATGCTGCGCATTGCTCGTTCAATCCACTTTGTTTGAAACATTTTATGTCCTTGTTTGTGTAGTTAATAAGTATTGATATGAAACGAGCGGTTCTATGTGTTGCCAATCCACAAGATTATATCAATGAATTAAATGACTACAGTATCATGATTATAAATCCTGATTCTGCAGAATCGCGACGAAAATATTTATTAGACAATTCGGACTACAGTTTATTAATCACAGATCAAGGAACTTCTTTTCGGAATGGTCAAGACTATGCCAATGAACGAGTATTATGGTACACCAGTGGCACCACCGGGGATAGTAAATTTTGTAGCTTTACCCAAAATCAAATTGATCTCCTGGCCACAAAAATATGCAAGACCTATGACATCACCGCCGATGATCGTTATGTGAGTATTATGCCAATGTGGCATGCACACGGCCAGGGATTCTTTTGGGCTGCACAGCTGGCCAAGTGTGAAACACATTTTATCACGGTAAAAGATATTAAAACCATGCCTGCCTATAGTCCAACATTTATTACTGCAATACCTGACTTACTCAAAATCATTGGAAAATTAAAATTTGACCATTTAAGATTTGTAAGATCGGCCAGCACCGCACTATCAAATGAATTATATATTAATTTAACCTCTCAATATCAAGTTCCTGTGATAGAGGCGTTTGGCATGACTGAAGCACTGAGCCATTGTTTTACTAATCCCTTGTATGGAGAACAGCGTATGGGCACAGTAGGATTGCCCGATGGCATCGATGCAGACGTTGTTGACGGGCAGCTTTACATCAAAGGTCCAACAGTATTTTGTTCAGACTGGTACAACACTGGTGATTTAGCATCGGTTGATAGTAGTGGATATTACACTATTTTAGGGCGCCATCGAGATCAAATTAGTGTCCGTGGCATTAAATTAAATCCTTTGAGTTTAGAAAATCAATTAAAATCAAATATCGCTAACATCGGAGAGTGTGTAATATTTGGCAATACTAGTGTAAAATGTTTATACACAGGTGAATGCGACCCAGCAGAAATAAAACAATTTTTAAATAACATAGGCACACACTGTAATCCGCGAGTGCTTGAAAAAATTGAAACTATTCCACTAAGTCCGTCTGGTAAAATATCTAGATCGTGGTTGGAAAAACAATACAGGTGATACTTGTTGGCATATCTAAAAATAGTTGATCAATTTACAATATAAAAATTCTTAAGTATTTTAATGTTATAAAGTCTTTGTTAAATATTGTCCTGCATGCTTAATATTTTTAGTAACATTAGCAAAGGCCAAGATTTCAATATTGTCTGCTATCGTTACGTTATTGGTAACAGTGGCCCTAATATTTATTATGCAATGGTCTCCTATGGACGAGTGTCCAGTAATCATTACTCCGGGTCTTAAAATACAGTTATTACCTAATCTACTATAGTGTCCAATTAAACTGTATGCTCCTATGATACAATGGCGGCCAACTACTGGTTCCGATGATACGTTAAATGATAAATTACAAAATGGAAAAATAAATGTACCAGGTTGAATTATTATATCTGACCCAACCAAGGAAGTATCATTAATAACTGTAATTAAATCAAGATTCAAGTTGTCAACTATTTTAATTATTTGTTTTCGTTCTTCTAAATCAAAGGTAACAGATATAATATATTGATAATCATTTTTATTATTCATAGATAAAAATTCTAATGGCTCAAGCACACTTGCTGTATGAGTTTTAGAGATTTCATTAACAAATTCTTTGGTCATGGATGACTCTGGGTATCCAATAATTTTGATAGGTTTTTTGTTGGCAAAGATCATTTAGACATTCCATTTGATTTGTTTGAATTCGTCAATGGCCCGTTGACGATATTTTTCATGCATGACATTTTTAACAAAATCCACATTTTTTAAAAATCGTTGACGATTATTTTGCCAAAGCTGTTTGACTAAATTAACATCTGATAATAATTTTCTATTTCTGTCTACACTGGCACATAATCGATCAAGCGGATCAGCAATGTCGTCGTAGGAATGATCAACGATATCATCAAACATATCAAACCCAAGATCGGTTAAAAATTTTACTGCTCCTTGTCCAGCTATCATGATAGGAAAATTACAACCATAAACACTATTTAAAAATTTTTCACTGATTCCAAAATGCGGAGTGTTGAAAAATGTTTCAGATACAATTTCTACAAAAGAATTTTTATAATGATAACGCAGACTAGTATCAAAATTTTTAACATTATTAACAAATTCTGTTTGGTATATTGAGTCAACAACATCGATAGTCTGTCTCAGTGACAAATCTTTAATTTTATTGTATCCTTGACATAGAATATTTTTTTTTGTAAATTGTTGTTTCTTGGTTAATTCCCAACTGACTCTTTGGTCCCAGCTGGGTTGACTATGTAGATCACTAAAACTGATAATGCCAAAAGTTTCTAGATCTAATCCTAGCAGGTAACTGACAAGATTTATCCGATGTTGTCTTGGGGATCTATTGAGACAAATAAAAGTCTTGGGACTTGTAAAGTTTTTGTCAATTTCTGGTTGCAGTTGTTGATATTCATTTTTTTGCTCGAGCATCTGAGTTCCCAGACGAATAATCTGTATATTTTTACCCTGTATTTCTTTATGAATATTCTCTAGTCCCATGACCATGACAAAGTTGGTGTTGGGATATGCAGAAGCAACATCCAGGTAGAGTTGTGCACCATCACTTATTAATTGGTTCCAATGATCAAATTCATTTTTTTCTCCAATTAACGTCTCTACATGTCCAAATATAACATTAGCTTGAGTTATTTTTAAATTTTTGTTGAGATCTTCTACAGTTACTCCAACTCTATATTTTGACTGAAATTTTACAGTGGAAGGAATCATAGAAATCAATTCATCAAACAACGATTGTCGAAAGCTTTGAGATTTAAATTGTAACATCTGTTACTTATCGGTAGTAAGTGGTCACTTTTAGTTTTACGGTAGCGAATCGTTTGACTAGGCCAGCACCCGGCCACCCTCGCAACTAGTGCGGTCCTAAGGGTATTCTATTTGACGCCAATAACCATATAACGGGTATATTCAGTTTCGGGATCTGCCAATTTGAGTTTGCCATCATAGACGATCTCAGTTAAGGGATAACGATCGATGATGTCTTGTGTATTGTGAGCCTCGTTGCCCGGATCGTGATCTCTGCTTTGCATGACTATCAGTGTACCAGCAGGAATACGATCAAACCAGGCTTGACCCGTCATGTCTGTTAGGCTGGTATTGATTACAACCCCGTCATCTCCTAACTGACGATAATCTAACGTATTGGCATCCGCAAGCATGTATTCAGTGTTGCCTAGGCCTAAATAATTGTGTATGCGCTCACTGGCCTGTAAAAACTTGGGATCAG